TATGGTTTCGATTTAAGTGCTGCTACCGATAGACTTCCAATTATACTCCAGGAGGATATATTAAAACTTATTGGTTTTAATTTACCTTGAAGGATTTTATTAGATATAGATTGATATCTAAATTTTGAGTCTCCTTTAAAGGTAGAACCTCGGTTCTACGTTTTCGGAGATACTCAGAATTTAGATTTTGACTCCACTAGAGATTTAGCTGTACCTTTTAACAAAGGTGTAGTTAAAGTTGATAGTGTCAGATATATCGTCGGGCAACCGATGGGTGCCCTTTCCAGTTGAGCTATGCTTGCTATAACACATCATGTGATTGTTAAAGCAGCCTCAATTTTGGCTGGAAAGGAAGATTTTAAGGATTATTGTATTCTTGGTGACGACGTCGTTATTGCTAACGATGAAGTTGCTGAACAATACTTAATTCTTATGTCTTCTCTAGGCCTTTCAATTAATCGTCAAAAATCATTAGAATCAAAAGATTTTACTGAATTTGCGAAAAAGTTGAAAGGTTTTAGTGGTCTAGACTACTCTCCTATAGGTGCAGGTTTAATTCTGCAGTCTATAAGAAGTAAATCTTACTCATTAAGATATGTCCATGAGTTAATCTCCAAAGGTCTTGTTTCTATTGTTACACTTAAAGAGCAACTTATTTCTTCACCAAAATTCTTCGGTGGTAGAATAAAGTTAATGCTCTGAAGTGTAGCCCTAGATTCATATATCAAATCATATCTAAAGGGAGCAACTGTTGACGTAGGAAATCCTACGATGCAGTCCGCTCCTTTAGTTAGATATATGAACTCGAATATACAAAGATTCTACTACCCCCTGCTTTTGCAGGTGGCGGGAGAGTTTGTAAAAGCGAGAAACAAGTTCAAATCCGAGATCTACTACTTTCTGAAGTACATTTTGTTTATAAATGTATCTAAAAAAGGACTAGTGTCTTATCCCAGTATCTTCAACTTTATGAATTTAGGGTTTTGGGTATTAATAATAAAATATTTCAATACCTTATTATCCTTAATTCAACTTCGATGTAAACTATATGTTTGGACTACAAAGCCCAAGCGTATACCTTTACATGAAATCCCTGTTTTATATGATGCTTTAGACATTCAATCTATTGCAAGTATAAAGTGGGGAGAGAAGGTTAAGGTTCAATCATCTACTAAGGTACTTTCAGATATTATCAAAAATGTTGATAGTGGGTCTTTAGTCCACTATTACACTTATGGTAAATATCCTAAGAAACGTTAGAGTACGATTTCTTAAACTTTGTTGATTCTTATACTGATCCCTTTTAATGAGGGAAAGGGTTAAGATCACAGGCTTTCATAGTTACTATAAACTATGCTCAACAGAAAAGAGAAATCTGG